TGGAAAATAATAAACTATATTGTGCCGATCATTATTGTCTTAAAACCTGGAAAAAACAGTTGCATAATGTAGATAAGTACCTAATAAAGAAAGAAGAAAATGATTCCTTTCCCAAACAAAAAATATAATATTATTTATGCTGATCCTCCTTGGAAATACAAAACTTATAGTGATCGTAATGTTTGTCCTTATCCAATTATGAAAGATAACGAAATTTATGATTTACCAATTCAATCAATATGTGAAAAAGATTGTGTTTTATTTATGTGGGTTACATTCCCTAAATTATTAGAGGGTATTAAAACAATAGAAGAATGGGGTTTTCAGTACAAGGCATGTGCATTTACTTGGGTTAAAAAGAATAAAAAAGCAGATAGTTTTTTTTGGGGTATGGGTCATTGGACTAGAGCAAATGCAGAATGTTGTTTATTAGCGACTATTGGAAAACCTAAAAGAATTGGTAAAGGTGTTCATCAAATTATTTACGAACCAATAAGAGAACACAGCAGAAAACCTGATTGTACTAGAGATAGAATTGTAGAGCTTTGTGGTGATTTACCTAGAATAGAATTATTTGCTAGACAAAAAACACCAGGTTGGGATAGTTGGGGTAATGAAATATGAAAATAAAACTAGAACCTTTTGAAGTACAGATGGCAGCAGAAGTTGCTAATAGAAGATTTATTGAAAATCTTAAAATGGGTAAAAATTTTTCTTATGGATATAAAGGAACTGTAGAGCAAACTTTAAGTTTAGGCATCATGGGAGCTTCAGCAGAATTAGCTTTTGCTAAAGCAACAAATACTTATTTTAATGGATCTTACTCAGACCAATACTCAAGATATACTGATAACGATATGCAAAAAGGCATTGAGATAAGATCGCAAAAAAGAAAAGATTATAACTTTTTATTAATAAGACCTGGAGAAAAAAAAGCTAGATATGTTTTAGTTATTGATGAAGGAAATTTTGAATTTAGTTTAATTGGTTGGTTTCCTTTTATAAATGATATGCCACAACGTCTGACAAATTTTGGACACATTAACAGACCACCAGCTTACAAAGTAGATATTAAAGAACTGTACCCAATAGCTGATTTAAAAACTTAATGTATAGGGTATTGACATTGTTTGTATAATAAAATAAAGAATCAAATATGCTTTTAAAAATTGGGAAAGAATGGTTACACAAGAAAAACGGAGGTTGTTTTTCTGCTACTCACATGAGTCCATCTCAAATTAACAAACCTATAGATCAATGGCTTTACGATTATTGTGTTCTTGATGCAGAAGATAGAAAAAAACTACCAGCTAATATGCCAATGAAATTTGGAAGCATTATAGGTACTTCGTTACAAGACATAATAGTTCATAAATTAACAATCAAAGAAGTAATGGGAGGTAAAAAATAATGTCAGACTACGATCAAGCTATAAAAGTTAATCAACAACATAAGTTAATTAATGGAAAGCTACAAATGCAAGTAAGCAATTTGCAATTTGAAAACAAGAAGTTAAAAAATAAAGTAATGGAAATGGCAGCTAAAATAAAAGAATTAGAAGAAGCTCCAACAAAAGCAATATTAGTAACAAAAGAAAAGGAATCAAATGACAGAACAGACAGCAACACCGAAAAAAACAAGACAAGTAAATAGGGAAGAAACTTCAAAAGGCTCATTTAAAGAACGATATGCTGAGTGTATTAAACAGTTAAAAACTGTTCCTACTGTAAGCATTAAAGGTAAATCTTATTCAACTGTTGCCGAAAGACATAGGCATTTGAAAAAGTATTTTCCTGAATCTAAAATAGATGAAGTATTAATTTTCCATGATGTAGATAGAGTCATTGTTAAAACAACTCTTTATATTGCCGATCAACCTTTTGCAGTTGGTCATGCAGAAGAAATTAGAAGCTCATCTTTTATAAACAAAACAAGTGCAGTAGAAAATTGTTCAAGCTCAAGTTTAGGTAGATGCCTGGCAAGTTTTGGACTTCATGGTTCAGAATATGCAAGTGCTGACGAACTAACTGTAGCTTTAATTAAACAAGGACAAGGCACAACACAAGTTTCAATCAAAGATAAAATAAACGCACATACAACTGAGACAAAGTTAAATGCTCATTATTCAGATTGGGAAAGAGAAAATGACTCTATAAAAAAGTCATTTGAAGAAAAGCAAAAAAGCATAAAAACTAATGGAGGAACAAATGCAAAAAGTTGGTAAACCCAAAGATTGGATCTTATTCAAACATGATCCTGAACATGAAAAGTCAATCAAGATAGATTTTTCAGGAACTATAAATCTAACCAATGGATTTAAAGGAACTGTCTTAGCTTCTAAAGGAGTGTCTAAAAATGGTAACACTAAATTCCTAAGATTGTTTAAACAAACTGGTGTACTTTTTCTTGGTGATGAAGGAAAGTTTACTGGAGATATGACAGACGTTGAAATAGGTGGAAAAAAAGCTCTTATAGGTTGGTCTAATGACAAATCTGAAACACCACATATTTCAGGTTATGCGAATGAGCCACAAGTTAAAGAAGAAGTAAAGGATGACAAAGCACCATTTTAATGAATATATTATTTATTATAATGCACCTTACTAATGGAGCAATAGCAGAAGCAACAGTTAGTGTTGTTGCTCCAAAGATTCTTTGTGGTGATGCAATAAAAACTATTGCTGTGTTAAGCACTAAAGAAAGCACAATTAAATATAAAGGAAATAAAGTTTACCTTTACTACTGTAAAAATAAAAAAGGAGAATACGTTGAGTAACATAGAAAACATTAGCAAATTAACTAAAGAATTAGAAAAATTATTAAAAAGTAAACAAGCACAATATGGTAGTTTTGATAACACTTCTTTTGCTATGAAGGGAATATTAGAAAGTGTTTTAGCTGCACATAATGGTCATAAGGTAAGAGTTCCTAATAATATATTTGGTTGCTTTATGCAGTTTCTTAAAATTTGGAGAACCATAACAAACCCTATGTATAAAAAAGATACTTATGATGATGTCTCAGGTTACAATGAATTGAATCGTATGCTTAAAATAAAGGAAACAGAAGATGAATAATAAAATACCTATGACACCAGTAATGCTAAACCTCTTGAATTTTATTAAAAAATATGTCAAAAAGAACAAGTATTGTCCAACTTTTCAAGAAATGGCAAATGGATTGAATTACAAATCAAAAAATTCAATTACAGTTTTAATAAACAAACTTGCCAAAAGAAATGAAGTTAAAAAGATAAATGGTTACAGGAGAAACATTGAACTTAAAAATTAAAAAAAAACTTGAAGAAAGCTATTATGATTAAAGTAGAAAAAACAACATTAATAGAAATGAACGTAGAGTTTAAACAAATTTTTGAAGGAGCTACAGTTGAAGAAGCAACTGAAAAAGCTCATAGTCAAGAATCGCCAAGTGAAACTGCCAAATGTACTATCGCAGGTCAAAGGTTTCTCAATGCGAAAATTAAACCGATCAGCGATATATCTAATGATGATAGAACCAAAACAGATCCAAAACTTGGAAATGAAACAACAGAAGATAGTGGAAAAAATGTATAAATATAAAAGATTGTTTCTTTCATATAAGCATAAGCTACCACAAGTTTCAGAAAAGATAATGGATCTAAAACAAAGACAAGATAAAGTTAGCACTTAAATCTTGTCATACATTGATAAGTTGCAATAGGGAGTAATCTATCTTTGTCTCAAAATGAAAGGAAGTAAATGGTAAACGAAAAACAACAAATTCAAGTTACTCTTGTAGAGGAGAATGAATCTTGGAACGTAAAAATAGGTAAGGCTTTAAAATTAGAAAGAATAAGAAACGGAAAAACACAATCAGATATAGGTAAAATAATTAATGTAACTTTTCAGCAGATTCAAAAATATGAAAAAGCTAAGAACAGCATTAGTGAGTTTAAGTCAAGAAAGATAGTCAAGTCTTTTGGTAAGGATTATGAACAATTCTTAAGGGAGTACAATGTTTACACCAGTTAGAGAAAAGTTAAATACTTTAATTCCTGATGCTAGTGAAATAGAATCGTTTAATCATTTTTCTAGCATTGTGGAAAGAATGGTTATTAATGGACATGAAGCTCACAAAACTATTCCTGATTATAAAAATTGCAAACCTGAAATAGAAGCCTTTAAAGTTTTTGAAGGAATTAACATTCCTGTTCATGGTTATTGTGATTTTAAAGGAAGTGTTATCATTGAAGATAAATGTAAATTTCCTAAAAGAGGAAGACCAAAAAAAGATGGAACTAGGTCTTGGTTAACAACTAAGCTACCTGAAATAATACCTGAGTATAATTTAACTCAAGTAGATTTTTATTATTATGCTACTGGTTTACCTATTTATCTTTGCTACATTAATGAAGAAACTTTTAAAGTTTTTCACAAAGATAACTGTGAACTCTTAACTCCTAAAAGTATGGATTCAAGAAAAGAATCTTTTATACAAAAATGTAAAGTAAGACAGAACATACTTAAGATTAGCCATGATGCTAAAGTTATTAAAGACTTTGTAGTACCTGACTTTGGTCATTACTTTTGGAAAAATAGTTTAGATCCCACATATCTAGAAAAAGCAAAAAAGTTTTGGGCTAGTTAATAGTTGGTGGCAATCAATGCTGTAAGCAGTATCTCCCTGATTGCTACCTATTATTTACCAATCATTAAAAGGAATAGTTTTCTTTTCTAGGTATTCATCAAAGCAACTCTTAGTATCTTCTTTATGAGTCTCACAAAAGTATTTATGTTCTGCGTTAATTATCCAACCACCTTCATTACTCATTAAAGGTTTCTTACAAATATGACACTCTCCACATTTGATTGTTTTTACTTTTGATTTATTCCAAGTTTTCTTTTTGCCCACCATCACCCCAGTTCAATAATAGAACTACGCCTAAGAATTTGTGTATTCTTTTGCACTTATTGTACTTTTAGCTTTGTCTATTGCCATACCTTATAACCTTCGCCTTTATTTTTAGTTAAAGATTCTTTTCTATTAGTTCCATCTTTTTTAAAACTAACATGAATCCAACCACTATCAGGAATATCATTTTCATAGTATTCGCTAATAAGCTGGTCATAAAGAAAGTTATTTTTAATATGTGCAGCAACTTGTCTATTGTCAAAACCTGGTATTTCAAAATCTATAGCAGCAGAACCATCTTTTGCACAATGTTGAGATTTGCTTGACGAACCAATAGCTTCTGATAATTTTTCCGATCTAAACCCTGATGTAATTATTATTCTTGATTCATAATATTCTCTAAGTGGTTCTAATATGTTTTCACATAGAGCTTTTAAATTTTCTATTTGTTCTTCATTAGGTGTGTTATCCAAGCCAAGTCTTGAAGCTGTGCCTGAAGAAATTATCTCTTGTAAAGAAAAGTGTTTAGTTATTTGTGTCATTCATAATACTTTCTATCATATTCAACAACTTTCCATTGAACTGATTTTTTAAATTTATTTCTTTTAGCATATTCTTCAGCTTCCTTTATAGTATTCCAAACTTCATTTGTAAAGATTTTCCACACATCATCTTTTAACCAAACTATATTAAACATTAGGTCTATTGTAGGGTTGGCAACTAAACTTGATATTAATTAAATTTTTATTAACCTTTTCTATTTCCTCAATCTTTTTAATTGATTCCTCATATCCTGCTATTAAACATTCTTTATAACTGTCATAACCTTGTGGCATTTTATGTGGGTCAGTACACTCTTTATAAGTTATTGAGCAGATTATCATAATCAATGCAAATTTCATTTTTACTCTTTTGTTTTTAGTTCTTTAAGCTCATCTTTTAATTCTTGCAATTCTTTGTTTGATCTTGATAGATCGTCATTTGTATATTCAAGTTTTTGTAAGCACCTTTTATTAGCAGCATCTTTGGTCTTACCAGCGTCTTGTAGTTCAGCAACTTCCTCTCTAAGAAGTCTTACCTGATCTTTATACTCTAGTATAATATCCTTTGATGCGTCTGACATGGATTATTTTTTTTTCATTATGTCAGCACCTTTAAGACCATAGATAGCTGAAACAACTCCTATGAAAAGTGCTTGATACCACATTGGCATCTTATTAAAATATTCAAAAAACATTTCAACTTTAGTCATTATGGTTGGGTCGTCAGAAAATATACTCCAAATTAAAAGCATGATCGGAGCTGAAACTATAATTAAAACAAACTCATCTTTCCACCCATTAGAATTAGACTCTAAAAGTTTACCTTTATATTCCATCTCTCCTTTTGCCATAGCAGAAGCATTACGCATCTGAGCATCAGACATGAGCATTTTAGTTTGTTGTTTGTTTTTGTATATATGAGTACCAGCTTTGACACCCATTGATAATAAATTAAACCACATAATGTCTATTTATAGAAGTCTTTGAATAACCATTCAATATATTTTTTCCACAATTTTTTAATAAAACACATAGTATTTTACTCCTTTTATTAAGGTTTATAGAGAACATAACTTAATGTTAATTCTTGATTTGGAAAAATGTCTTGTGTGGTTTTAAGTAACCACTTATTACCATTCTTTATTCTGACACAATTAGGTTTATTTGAATGATTAATGAATCCTCCTAATGGAGTTCTGTATAGTTCATTTTCAAATTCAATATGAGATACACCTAACTCTGTATCTTGTCTAATTTCTTTTACTGCAAAGACTCCAAGTCCTTCAATCCAACTTGGTCTTATAGTGCAGCAAGTAGGTAAAGGATTATAGTTCATATTATTAAGGAGTTAATATAAGACTTTTAATACTTTTGCTACCATCAATATTAATCTGTAATTCTGCTTTAGATTTAATACATTTAAATTCTACATTTTCAGAAATATTACGACTAGCATGACGTTTACCTTTTAAACATTCTGACATAGAGGGTTGTATTCTATGTTCTTTAATTTCTGCTCCAACAAACATTAATAAAGCTACTACAGTTTCAATCATTAATGAACTCCGTTTCCATTTTTTCTAACTTTATCTTTTAAGTTTTCAACATCTATTAAAGTTTTTTCCAACTGTTCTCTTAAAAATTCTATGTTAACTTTGTTAGTCATGTTTTGTTCTTGTGTCTTTTCCAACTTCTCTACAGTTTTATATATATCTTCAATCAGCATAAACTGTTCTTGGTCTGTTGGTTTTTGTTCTGATTTTTTAAGTAAGTCAGCTTGAAATAACTCTCTTGATGTTTCAAGTGATGTAAGTCTAGATGTAACTTCTGTGTATGCAAACACACCCATAGCTACAGCTATAATAATACCAATCATATTTTTCATTGATAAACTTACATCTGTGTTTTCTGACAACTTCATAATATAGTTCCTTTATTTTTACCCTCTTTGATTACATACTTTTGAGTACCATTAGCACCAATCTCAACTTCTTTTTTTAAGATTCTATTTAGATATACTTTATTTAATCCCTTGTTGTGTTTTGAATTACAACAACATGGTTCATGTTTGCCACAACATTTTTTTATATTTTTTTGCATAAGGTTTAATCCTCATAATTAACCATCAGTAGTTTTATGCCTAATTTCTTTTGTTCTTTGGTAGGACTTCTACAAATTTTTCTTTTGTTTTTTAATTTCTTACCTTTTATTTTATATCGGTAAGTTATTGTTTTAATATCTAGTAGT